GAGTCAATGTCGAGCAAGATGCCGCTGACTTGCGGGTCGGCCAGGGCGGCATCCAACACCGCAGCGATCTCGCCGTAGGAGGTCAGGCCCGAAGCGGCTTCCATGCCGAGAGAACGTTTGACCAGCGAGCCGTGGATCGGGATCACTGCAATGCCCTCTGGGGCTGCGGTTGCGGGAGGCCGTTGGTAGACGGCCATGTCCATGGAAGGCATGGCAGGAACATCGGCCATGCCGATGCGCTGGCCGACCACCGACAGGATCACGTCCAGCTTGGGGCGGTGAATCAGCAGGGGCGTCCCGAACAGGCGGGAGGCAAGGTAAGTCATGGTTGGGGGTCCTGGTTGTTGGGTGACGCGGCCTCCGGGTCACTGGACTCGGGATCCGTGGGCTGCGCGTCTGGGGTGTCGGTGGGCGGTGCAGCGACTATCTGGTCATGCCGGGCATCGGAGTCAAAGACCAAGCCCAGCGCATCGGCCCGGGCGTTGTCGGCTGCGATCTCGCGGTCCACGTCTTCGGCGTCGTATCCGTTGCCAGAGATAGCCTCGGATCGGCTCATGAGGCCTGCCCGGATGGCGAGCTTCATGGCGTTGAATTCCTTCTGCGGATCCACCCAGCTCCAGCCCTGTGGGATCCACTTGGCGGCCTGGTAGGTACGGCGGTCTTTGCGGTAGCCGGGCAAATCCAGCGCGCCTTCCAGCACCGCCTGATCCATCCAGGCACGCCAGATCGGCCGGCACAGCTGGTGCACGATCACGCCGTGCTGCAGGGCTTCGCAGCGGCGGCGGAACTCCAGCAGACCCGCCCGGATCGAGGAGTAGTTCACTTGCGTGAGGTCGCCGGTGAGCATTTCGTAGGTGATGCCTATGGCAGCGGCCACTGCGCGGAACTGCTGACGCATGAATTCAGCGTAAGAACTACCGACATCAGCAGGGGCCGAGAACTTGATGTCTTCGCCGGGTTCCAGGATCTGCAGCGTGCCGGGCTCCATGCCCGCGAGCGCCACGCCGTTGGCATCGGCTGCCGACTCACCCATCAGGTTGTCTTCCGGAGCCATGCGGGTGATGAAGCCAGCGAACATCGCCGCCGTCTTCTTGCGCACCAGCTCGGCGTCGTCGTACTGGTCCAACTCGTTAAGTTTGACCAGCGCCCGGGTCAGCCACGGCTCTCCCCGAATCTGGCCGGGGCGCAGCGGGCGGAATAGGTGAATCACTTCACTGGCATCCACCCGCACGGTGTCCATACCACCAACACCGGCACTGCTGGACATCGGGGCCAGCAAACCGTCGTTGGGATGCGACCGGTACAAGTGATAGGCCACCCGGCGACCCAGCCGGTCGAATTCGATGCCTGCGCGAATGACATTGCCACCCGGCAGATCCCGGTTCATGGTGGTTGGCAGATGCTCGGCTTCCAGCACCTGGATCTGCAGCGCCACCGGCAGACCATCTTCGGTGCGGCGGTAGCGCAGTCGCACCAGGGCTTCACCGCCTTCGAGCATCGCGCGAGTCGCGAGTGCTTGCAGGCCGTAGAAGTCGGTCAGACCTGCCGCATCGGCCTGTTCGCACCAGTCCCACCAGAGGCTGTGGATGGCTTCGCGGGTGACCTGGTCTTGCACCATGCTTTGCGGCTTGATGCCGGTACCGATGGCGTTGGCCACAAACGCTTCGATACCTGCGGCGGCCCAGGCGTTGCGGCGCACCAGGTCACGGCTTTTGGCACGCAGTTCGTTTTGGGCCAGCGACAGGGCAGCCACCGCACCCGGATTGCGCGGCATCCAGGCCAGGGCGCGCCGCCCGCCACCTGTGCCATCGTAGACGGGCGTGCCACCGAACATGCGCCGGCTGATGCGGGTCATCGTTTTGAACCAGGCCATCAGAGTGCCTTGCTCGTGGTCACGCGAATCTGGCGGGATTTGGGTGCACCGGATTCACGAGCGATGGTGGCTTCGACCTCGGCAATCGCAGCCTTCAAATCGGCCACGCTGCGGTACTCGATGCTTTTGCCTTCGTAGGTCACGCGGTGTTCGCCGCTGGCCAGCGCTTCGCGCAGGGCCTGCAGGTGTTCAGGGGTGTAGGTACTCATCAAGTCATCCATCGGCTTCGCACCACGCGACGCGGCTTCGGTTTAGCGCCACCAGAAGTGCTGAGGCCACCGTCGAACTGCTGCTCTTGGGTGGCCTCGGGGGTTGTGGTTTGTTGGGCATTGAGCGGAGGGTCAAGGCCGAGTTGTTTTTCCAATTCGAGCCAGTGCCGGTCTTCGAACCGGTCCAGGCCCGCAGCGGCTGCCGCCGCCCGGGCGTAGACGTAGCAGTCCAAGGCCTCGTTGCGCTCACGCATCTTTTGCCACTCGCGGTGGGCAAAGCCGTTGCGGTCGCGCCGGGTGATCAACTGCTCGGCACAGAGCTGCTGCAGGTACTCGGCATCGACCTTGGGCAGGTGCACGAAGCCGGCTGGGTAAATCGGCGTGATGCCGTCTTCGGCCACCTCGGCGCTCTTGCGCAGGTTGTTGTAGAACTCCAGCTTGGCAATGCCGCCCGCCACCGGGAACACCTTGATGCCACGGCGCAGCTTCTTGCCGCTGGCAGTCGCATCCACCGCCGTGGGCGTGCCAATCAGCGCTGCTCCGCCCGCGATGCCCTTGATCGGCATGAGCCGCGCATCGCGCACGCTGCGCACAAAGGCATAGGCCTCCTGGGTGGCGTAGCCGGTATCCAAGGCCAGGCGCGCCAGGCTCAGCTGGCAACCCGAACTGTGGGTCCAGGTCTCGCCCATCAGCTTGGCCAGGGATGACCAAACCTCGGTGCGGGCAGTGTCACCCATCAGGATCCGGTGCTCCACCAGCCACGCGGCTTTGCCCCGTCCAAAGGCCCAGATCGAAACCTCGATGCGGTCCTTCTGGACATCGGCACCGGCAGTGAGCAGCAAGCCGCCCGCGGGCACGGTGCCGATGCGGTAGTCCTCTCGGCGTTCCAGCAGTCGTTGCCAATCCGGAGCTTCGCCTTCCTCGACCCAGGTCTCACCCAGTTCGGTGTTCTTGAAGGTTTTGATGGCCGAGGCCGAGCGGGAATCGGACATCGCAGCCGACTCCCACGCCCGCGCGATCTCGATCCAGCTGCGCCAGCCGACCGGGCTGTAGAGACTGGAAAGATGAAACCCTGCCGTGCGCCCGGCTTGTTCAGGCGCGCAGGCTTGCCACTGGCCGTTCTCCAGCATCCAGGTCTTGTGGTGCTCGGCAATCGGTTCACCACAGGCCTCGCAGATGTAGGCCGCTGTTTCGGGCTGGCCGCGCTCCCAGCGCAGCTGCTCAAAGCGCAGCCACTGCCGGTGGTCGCAATGCGGGCACGGCACGAAGTAGCGTCGCTGGTCAGATGCCTCGAACTCCCGCTCCACTGCACTGGCCCCGGCAATCGTCGGGGTCGAGACGATCAGGATCTTGCGCCGGGCAAAGGTGCGGGTGCGTGCTTCGGCCAGCGAGATCGCATCGCCTTCGCCTTCCACATCCAGCGGGTAGCCGTCGACCTCGTCCAGAAACAGGTAGCGCACCGGCATGGAGCGCAGGCCCACCGCACTGTTGGCTCCGGTCATCACCAGCACGCCGCCATGGAATTCCTTGGCGAGGATGGTGTTGCCCGAATCACGGCTGCGCGCCGGGGCGATGCGCTCCTGGATGGCGGGGCTTTCTTCGATCAGCGCGTCGATGCGCTGCTTGGAGGCCCGTTTGGCCATCTCGACCGTCGGCCACACCGCCATCATCGGACCGGGGGCGTGGTGGATCACATAGCCCACCCAGTTCAGCCCCAGTTCGGTACCACCAACCTGGGCGCCTTTCATGAACACCACCCGCTCGATCGGCGACATGGGCGATAGGCAGTCCATGATCTCACGCAGGTAGGGCGTGCGGCTGGTGCGCCAGCGGCCCGGCTCCGAGGCAGCTTTGCTGGAGAGCACGCGGTGCTTGTCGGCCCATTCGGACACCGTGAGCAGTGGATCGGGCGTGAGGCCTTCGCGCCAGGCACGCTCGATGGCGTCCCAGCCTTCGTAGTAGAGCTCGTCCATGGTCAATCTACCTTGGCCTGTAAGTCGCCCAGGTCTTGCAGTTGCTGGCGCACAGCAGCATCCAGCGCCACATGCAAGACATGCGCATCGACGCCCAGCCCTGCGGCCATCTGCGAAGAGATGCGTGCCGGCCAGTTGAGCCAGGCATCGCGCTCGGCCCGGGCCAGCTTGAACACATGGGCCACGGCCTGCGAGCGATCGACCAGTTCGCCCTTCAATCGGGCCAAGCGCACCTTGTTGGTCTGCGCCTTGACCACCTCGTTGACGGTGCGGGCCTGCAGCAGTGA